TACAGAATATGAAAAGAGATATTGGACAGATGAAGCTCATGAAATTTTTGAAAGTTATGTCAATTAAATAACTGTCACATGGGGGTTGCATTGCAGCCCCTTTCGTGTATAATAGATGTGTACCGAGGATTTTATGCAACTTAGACCACATCAAATTGATGCCGTACAGGCAATGTTTCGTCACAGTAAAGGACAAGTGATTGTCCCTACTGGTGGTGGTAAAACAATGTGTATGATCAATGATGCTGAACAGCGTTTGAGATCAACCGTTGCTCAAACCATTGTGGTTGTTGCTCCTCGTATTCTATTGGCAAATCAATTGTCAGCAGAGTTTCTTGAGTTTATTACTGATGTTGATGTGATGCACATTCACAGTGGCGAAACACATCACTTCAGTACAACTAAGGTAGATGAGATACGTCAATTCAACTATCAAACTGCCTGCAATAACAGAAACTTATTGATCTTTACAACATACCATTCACTTCATAAACTTCAAGAGAGTGACATTGTTGTTGATACAATTTACTTTGATGAAGCACACAATTCAGTACAAAAGAATTTCTTTCCTGCTACTGAACACTTCTCTAAGTCTGCTGATCGTTGTTACTTCTTTACTGCTACACCAAAGCACAGTCGTTCACCTGTCAAGGCAGGCATGAACTGGGGTAAGGTGTATGGTCAAGTGATTTGTCAAGTACCTGCTCCTAAGTTAGTTAAAGAGGGTTACATACTGCCTCCTAAAGTTGAAGTATATCAGTCAAGAATACTACAGAAAGATGAGTTAGTTGCTGATCGTGATTGCGAACAGATGATTGACTCTATCGACAATTTATCTAAGGGTAAAGTGTTGATATGTGCTAAGGCAACCAAACAAATTATCAATCTTGTAACACACACAACTTTCGTACAAGACTTAGCAGATCGTGGTTATTCTTGGATGACGATTACCGCAAAGACTGGTGCTATTATTGATGGTGAGAAGGTAAATCGTGAGGAGTTTTTCAATACTCTAAATGCTTGGGGTAAAGACTCTACAAAACGATTTGTTGTATTACATCACAGTATCCTATCTGAGGGTATCAATGTTAATGGATTGGAGGCAGTTCTCTTTCTTCGCAACATGGACTATATCGGTATCAGTCAAACCATTGGACGTGTAATACGTCTAGGCGACGCCACAAAGACGTTCGGCCTTGTTTGCATACCAGTTTATAGCAAAGTTGGAATTAGCACTGCACGTAAAGTGCAGGCGGTTGTTGATACTGTTTTCAAGGATGGACAGCCTGCTATATCAGTCGTCAACAATTAAACCAATGAAAGATCAAAACAGTATCGACACAGAAGAATCTCAGGATGTAAAATGGAATCGTGGACTGGATCTCTTTATTGAGTCAGTCCACAAACCTGATAATAAATTAAGGTCTTGCGCCCACAATCAAAACTGTTATAATGAGTTGATGTGGGTCAAAAGAGATGTCTTAGAGTACCTACAAACCTTACGGAGAACTTAATGGACGAAAATTACAAAAGTTATTCTCTCAGAGTATTGAAAGAGGTAATGGCGGATGCCGTGACTTCAGATGCAACACCTGAAGAGATATACATTGCTATTCTACATTCACTTAAAACACAAATTGAATACAATCAAAGTTGTGTTAGAAGTGCCAAAAGAGTCCTAGAACTTCTAGGCGATACTAATGACGTAGATGATATGTCATGGGCATCAGAATGGACACCCTCTGTGCCAGATGATGTAGTGTCACCTAGAGTTCGCCATTCTGAGTTAGATGCTCTATAATTAAAACAGGAAAACAAAACAGGGCGTACATCAATGATTCGCTCTTATTCGTTATAAGTCCCTCGTTTTTGTTTTCCTCCGCCTATCATATATAAGTTATGTCATTTGTAACAGAAACAAAGACATCAACTGATGTCACTCGCATTGCTGATGCACTTGAAAGAATCGCAACGATTCTGGAATCTAATGTGCATATCTCAATCGACCACGCCCACATTGATGAGATTGATCACAATCATGTCGAGGGTAAAATTCACACTCATGAGGATCAATGGTAAAAATGTATCCAAATTCTAATCAAAGAAAAGAACAGGTCATCACTCACATAGAGAATTTCTATTGTGATCGTTTAACAGAACTTGTTGATCAAAAGAAGATCAATGAAGCTAATGCTGTGTTTGAAGAGTTTGTAGTGGATACTGAAGAGCCTTGTGAGTGGTTCTTTATTAAACAAGTAGAGGTATAATGAAAACCGCTTTGATTACTGGTGGTGCTGGTTTCATAGCACATCACTTGATTGCTAGAATATTAACACAAACTGATTGGAATGTTGTTACACTTGATCGTCTTGATTATAGTGGCAATCTTAATCGTCTTAATGATATTCTACAATATGAATGTACGCCTAGTGAAAGAAAGAGGGTAAAAGTTGTATTTCACGATCTCAAAGCAGAGTTAAACCCTCTAGTAAGAAGAGAGATAGGTCAGGTAGATTATATACTACACCTTGCTGCTGGATCTCATGTAGATCGTAGTATAGATTATCCAATGGAATTTGTCATGGATAATGTTGTTGGCACATGTAATATCTTAGACTTCGCTAGATCATTAGATAACCTAGAAAGATTCTTATACTTTAGTACTGATGAAGTATTTGGCCCTGCGCCAGATGGCATCAAGTATCAAGAGAATGATAGATATAACTCAACTAACCCATATAGTGCTACGAAAGCAGGCGGAGAAGAATTAGCAGTTGCATTTGAAAATACATATCAGTTGCCAGTTTATATCACTCATACGATGAATGTCTTTGGCGAAAGACAACATCCTGAGAAGTTTATACCAATGTGTATTCGTAAGATTCGTGATGGTAATAAAGTAACAGTACATAGTGATAAAAGTAAGACAGTGCCTGGATCTCGTCACTACATACATGCTGATGATGTTGCAAGTGCAGTTTTATTCTTGTTAAATTATAAGGGTGAATTTGAACCTACGTGGGGTAACGCTAAGTGTCCTAAGTTTAATATCGTGGGTGCTGAGGAGTTAGATAATCTAAAACTCGCAAAGATAATTGCTAATGCACAAGATAAAGAATTAAAGTATGAGATGGTAGACTTTCATTCATCAAGACCAGGCCATGACTTACGTTATGCACTGGATGGTACTTTAATGAAAGAGTTAGGATGGTCGCCTAATACTACAGTTGTAGACCGCTTACGAGATGTTACAACATGGACACTACAAAATGACCGCTGGTTATAGTCCTCAAATAGATGATTATGTCGTATGGGAAAACGACATAGGACACCGCCATGAAGGGTGGGTATATTTTAAAACAGAAAAAACGCCACCCAAAAAAGGGTGGCGTACTCCATGTGAGTATATTACAATTGAAATTAATACAAAACTAAAAAAAGAATGTAAATACGAGAAAAATAACCCACATAAGAAGATTCATACATTATTGTTGTGTTATGAAACTCATTGGCATGAGTTACAATTAATTAAAAGAAGAAAAAATAGATTTGATAATACTGTAATATGGACAGCAGAGAAAGGCGACCTACCTGTGTGACAGTTAGATTAGTGTCATACTAAGTGGATGCCATTGGTTGCATGAACACTATAATAGATATGTAAACACAAATCGTTCTTTTTATGTCAATGACTATCTACAGCGAAGAAACAAAAGAACTAATGGAAACATTAGTTGAAGATGGTGGTGACATAGATGACATGAAAACATTCATCGAAAATCATGGCGAGTCACAGTTTAATGAGTTATATGAAGAGTATCTCTCTGCTGTTGATGAGTATGACGAGGATGTTGTCACTGCTTTCTTAGAGATATTTGAAATAGAGGATATTGGTCACTTAAGTGAATCTTACTACGGTGAGTATGAAAGTGGCGCTGAGTTTGCTGAACAATTCGCTACAGATTGTGGTGATGTTTCAAACAATATGCCTAGTTGGATTGAAATCGACTGGCAAAAGTCATGGGATAATAGTCTATCATATGACTTTCATGAATCAGAGGGTTATATCTTCAGTAACTTCTGATTGTTAAGACATTATTAAGGATGATTGACTTTGGTTGGTCATCCTTTATAATAAGCACATGGGAAAACAAACGAGGTTCCTGACTACT